AAGTGCCGCATTACCTCGGTAAATAATAAAAAGTACGGGAGACATCAAAAATCTCCCGTACTTTATTATACTTCTGACAGGAGAATTTTATGAGGAAATTAACATACCATTTCAAAATAATACTAATCTTCCTTTTTAGTATATTATTTCTTTGTGTGTATTTCAGAATTTCAAAAAAGCATTTGATTTTACCTGCTCCCGAAAATGTATATTCTGTTCAAATTGTACACTTTCTGAATAGCAATGCAGGCAAAACTTATAATATAACATCTGCAAAGTCAATTTCTGATTTATTCCGTATATTAGAGATGTCCTGCTCAACTGGCACACAGTCCACAACAGATACACCCAACCAGACAGAATACAGTGAAGTCCGTATATACTTTCAGAATAATTCATTTCATTATGCACGTTTATATTTATATATAAACGGGAAATATCTAATAATTGAACGTCCTTTTGATTATATTTATTCCATGGAAGCAATCCACCTAAACGATTTAGATAATCAGCAATTTGTTCTTGCCTTAAACGGACATCCTTAAAATACAGCAAAATTAGTTGCACAAAGGGATGAAATTAACGTACCTCACAGCAACCTTATCAGACCTATTTTCTGTCCTGTACTGGTCATGCCGGTGCAGTCTCGCTTCGTTCTATCATGCCCCCTGCGGACGTTCCTGCGTCAGGGACGGCATTGAGAATAGGGCGTGTTACATACTCCGCCACGCCGCGTGCGACAAGCCGCGCCTCTTCCTCCCGGGAAAGCGTGAGCTTACCGTCCGCTGCGGTTTTATAGCCCTGCGATGTGCCGCAGGTGCCGCATTTGATCCAAATCATAATATCCTCCTTTCAATCAGGCTGCAGCGAATACTTTCTTCGCAGCTGTCCACGGGCTGACCGTTTTCGGCGCGAACAGCGGACGGCAGGAAACAATCGTCTCATCGGCAGGCGGTTTGATGGTTGAAATCCGGTTCGGAACACGCATCCCTGCATGCGTATGCCACTGATTGTCCATTTCCTTCTGTGTCACTGCGCCGTACAGGCCCTTGCCGCAGTTTGGAGCCGTAACAACCGCACTTCCTTCCTCTAAGAATGGGGTATCCTTCCCGTCCTGGTCTTCAAAAGTCCCGTCATTGACGAAGATTTCCAGCCTCCGGCCACCGAAATTAAACCGTCCCAGAGAAACTACATATTCGGTCAGCGCATCAGGATTGATTGCGCCGTAATCCGCACGGAGGTTGTCCATCATATACTGAATCCATGGGTCTTCCATCAGGAAGTTGCCAACGTCATTGGAAACAACCAAATCCGTGGCTGCTTTCCCGCGCCGGGTCAGCATTTTCACCATCTGAATAATGTCATAATACCAATTTCCCGGAGTATGTTCGTCCGCCCCATGCTCCCATTTTGCGGCGGGAGTGAAAAGGGCCGGGTTGTTTTCGCCCTCATAAAACGTGACGGGAATATCCTCGTAAATCTCCGGGTTATCGGTCTGGTGGCGCATGATACAGCCGTTATTCAGCATGGTTTCACAGGCAAGACATTCCTCGGTACGGGATACCCGCGCGGACAGGTCGCTGAGGTCGCCCATCAGCAGACGGCGGGCACGCATTTCCGGGGTGACCGTGCTCATAATGCTTTCTCCGAAGCCGCGCCGGGTCAGCTGGTCAATCGTCAGCGGTTTGGAAATCGCAATGTTACCCGGCTCCAGCTCGTAGGTGCTGAATCCGCTGCGTCCAACAGGCAGCGCGCCAATTCTGGGGACTACAAAAGGCGCAGCCTTCCGGCTCCCTTCCTTGTAATCGGCCAGCACCTTGGATGTACCGAACACATCCGATGCCAAGTCGGTAGGGAAGTAGCGCCGCTTGAAAAAAGTCGGTTCGGGGGTCAGCTCCTCAATCGCTGCCAGCATGTACAAAGTATCATAAATGTCCATTGCTCAGTCCTCCAACATATCCGTAAAAATGATATCGTATTTGCGCAGTGTATCCTTATCGGCAGCGGTCAGGGCATAGCCCTCATGAACCATGACCGCACGGGGATTGAAATTCCCGCTGCGGTAGGCAACAGCGGCCACAGCCGCCGTCCCGGAAGCATCCACAGGGGCCGCCAGGATATAGGCCGGGCTGCCGCCTGCCGCCATGGTTTCACAGGTCCCGTCCTCTTTGGCGGACAGCACTGTGCCGCGCTCCAACATACCAGCCCCGGCCGCAATTTTTATGCCCGTAGTAAAGGCGCGGGGGAACAGCCCTGCAATCAGGTTATCCTGTCCGCGCCCGCCAACCTTACGCACCAGATTTTCATGCATGATTATCTGACCTCCTTTTTCCGTTCATTGAATGCCCTTGCGTCCGCTTTGGCCTGCGCGGCAATCATCTGCGGGGTTTCTGCCCCGCTGGTAGCGCCGCCGCCCGCGCCGTCGGCTGCGTTTACGTCCCGCGCCCCGGATGCAGCCGTATCCGCCTCCAATGCGGCCAGGAACTGCCGCCCCTGCTGCGCGGCCTTTTGCGCCGCCTGATAGACCATTTCCTGTGCAGTACAGGGATGCTCGCCGTATTTGGCGGCGTTAATGGTTTCCGCATCGAACAGGCCCGCAAGTTTATCAATTTCCTGAAGCCGCAGCCGTTCGGCCTGCACCTGATCCGGTGTGCCGGAATCCTGCGCCGCCGGGGCCGTCTGCAATGCAGGTACCGCAGACGCGGCGGGCGTACCGGGAATGGGTGCTGCTCCAAACGCAAGAACAGAAGCCTGCGCTTCCGCCATCAGCTGCGCCGCAAGCACGGGGTTTTCCTGCCGCAGTTCTTCAAGGTTTTTTGCCATCGTATTTCCTCCATCCTCTTCACCGGACTGCGCCGGTGCTTGTGTCTCTGTCCCAGCTACGGGAAGCATACCAGGGGCAATCATCCCCGGTGCAAGATGCAGCCGCCGCCCGCCAGCCAACAGGAAACGGCCATCGGCACTGGCGGCAATTTCAAGCGGCTCCGCATCTTGAATCAGCTCATCTGCAAAGCCCTTTTCAACCGCTTCCGCACCGGTCAAATAAGTGGTTTCACTCATCATGCGCAGCAGTTCTTCTTCGGAAAGTTTTGTCCGGCGCTGATATGCTGCCACTGCCGCCCGGTCATAAGCATCGTGCTTTGCGGTAATTTCCCGCAGGTCGTCCGCGTTGTAGCTGCCCCAAAGCGAGCTCCAGCACCGGTGCACCATCACGAGACTGGAAGGGTTGATTTTCACAATATCGCAGGCGCACATGATCATGGACGCTGCGGACATTGCCGCGCCGTCCACAATACAAGTCAGCCGCACGCTCTTCCCGGACAGCTCCCGCAGCCGGTTATGGATCACCATGCCAACCAGTGCATCCCCGCCGACACTGTCCATCCGGATCGTGAGAAACCTTGCGCCAGACAGGTTTTCCAAATCACGCAGAAAATCATCCTGTGCAATATAATCGCCCTCCAACAGCTTCCCCGTCCACCAGTGCGTTGGATGGGTTTTGACAACCTCCCCATACATCGTGATTTCCGCACTGCCGTCACTTTGCATGGACATTGCATAGCACCGCTCCGGCGCACCCCGGGCCTCCGGCCTGGCCTTTCCTCGGAATTTATCCCAAAAACTCACTCGTTTTCTCCCCCTTCGTTCTCATCCTTTTCGTTCGGGTCAACCTCCATGCGGATTCCGCCGCCGCCCGCCGCTGCCAGCCTGGCATTCTCTGCGGCCAGCTGCTCCACGTTTTCATCCCAGTCGCCCCCGCCGGTTTCACGCGTGACCTGCTCGTGGGTCTTTAATCCGTGCTGGATTTGCAGGACTGCCGCTTTCACTTCCTTGAGCGGGTCAAGGCTGCCCTGTACCGGCCCGATCCACCGCGCCCCGCACCATGCGGCACGGATCAGCGGGTCATCAAAAAAGCCCGGCGCTTTGATACGTCCCCGGGCTACGGCTTCCGAAAGCCAAACCTCATAAACCGGCTGGCAAAAATCATCCACAAACCACACCCGGCGCATACGAAACTCCTCCCATGCGTCCAGCAGCGCGGCACGCGCGGACGAATAAGAGGAGTTATATTCCTTGATAAGCACGTCATAGGGAATGCCCAAGCCCGCGCCGATCAGCTTACAGAACGTCTTTACAAACGCCTCAAATCCCGCAGTCGGGATATTGGGATTGCCGAATTCAATGCTTTCCCCCGGCGGCAAATGAAACACTTCACCCGGCCCCATTTGATACTCATTCGGGTCAAATGGGGTTTTATGCGTTGCGGGATTTGCGCCCGGTACGCCCGCGATACCATCCCCTATTTGGTTGAACGGCAGGCCGCTTGGGTCCGTCTTTGTGACGATCCATGCGGTAAAAAAGCTCTGTATCAGCGCTGCCATCAGCTCGGATTCGGTATAGCGGCGCAGCTGCAAAAGCGGCTCGATCACCTGTGCCAGATAGGTCACGCCACGGTACTGGTCCGGGCGTTCGCTGCTCA